ACGTATCTCCATTTACCGTTAATTCATATCCACTCCCGCTCCCTCCACCGATATACGTATCTCCATTTACCGTTAATTCATATCCACTCCCGCTCCCTCCACCGATAAAAGATGTCGACGCATTGAGCAACAACGCGTTAGCCGCGCCAGTGGCATAGGATGTCTGTGCATTAGCTATACGTGATGTCGATTGGTCAAATGAACTATTTGTTAGTTTATTTCCGATTGTTCCCGTCAATTCATTATTATTTGACGTGTTTAATTTTAAATAATTACCAACAAGAGAAGAAATAATATTTGTAGCATATGCTATTACCGCCGCACCTGTGGGAAGATTTCCATCATTAGCCACGGGGTTTTCAGAAGCCAATACAGCCGCTGACCCCAAACCAAGCGAAGTCCTACCCGTTGCTGATACCAAGGAGGTTGATCCCCCATCCCATTGCAAAGCCTTATCCCAAGTGGATGAGTTATCTGTTATCGTAGTATAAGTAGCAGTTCCAGTCCGCTTTAGTAACCCAGTTGTACTAAATACATTGTCCAATAATGTCGAGGAAAAAACCGGTGAATTTAAATTATACCCACCGCTGACTGGCGTTACCGTAATACTCCCTCCACCCGTAATAACTACCGTGGGGACGGCGGTCGGCGCTGTATACACATAAGTTGGCTGAGGTGTAGGCGTGCTCGCTGCCGTAGGATTTTGAACTTGTATATTATACCCTCCAGACACCGGAGTGATCCCGGCTATCCCTCCTCCCGTAAGTACTGTAGTAGGTTGAGGAGTAGGTGTATTCGCAGCAGTCGGAGCCGTATAAGCATAAGTTGGTTGGGGTGTAGGCGTACTCGCGGCAGTCGGATTTGTCACTTGCACATTGTATCCACCAGTTACCGGCGTAATCCCTGCTATCCCTCCACCCGTTATCACCAGCGTTGGAATCGCCGTCGGTGGAGTATAAGCATATGTCGGCTGCGCCGTGGGTGGCGTGTAGGCGTAGGTCGGGATGGCAGTCGGATTAGGCACATTCACCTGATATCCTCCAGACACCGGAGTGATCCCGGCTATCCCTCCTCCCGTAAGTACTACTGTGGGTACCATCGTAAATGTGTTTGTTGGGGTAAATGTGGTGGTTAATGTAGGCGTAGGCGTTGATGTTGATGTCGGAACATTTGTTGGTACATCAATATTATACCCACCAACTACCGTAGTTATTCCTGCATTACCCGATCCCGTAATAACTACTGTGGGAACTGGCGTTTCAGTTATTTCCAATAAATTTATCCGATTCTCATGATTTTCTACACTTGCCTCCATTATCCCTACAAGCGCTGCAGATGCACCAATCGGCTCCCAATGCTTCGTTCCAACAAGGGATAATCGATAGGCCTCTGTAGCATCATTAACTGTGATTATATCCCCCCTACGAAATTGATATGCAATATCATCTAACGTAAAACCTCCAACCGACGGTAATAAATCAAAAACATGCGTTGCTCCAATAATACCACCATGAATCGCTCCAGCCCTCGCCCCACCCGGCCATAAATTCAATTCATCATCTGCATCTACCTCGGTTATTATTGTTGGAATAATTGTCGGCGTAACTGTCGGCGTCATCGTAAACGTAGGCGTAGACGTAAATGTCTGAGTATTTGTAACCGTCGGAGTAAATGTCGGCGTCGGCGTTACTGTCGGCGTATCTGTGGCTGTCGGCGTACTCGTAAACGTATAAGTCGGTATAACCGTTGGCGTCGGCGTAAATTCTGGTAAAAATTCTATTGTACTTATTAATTCGTTATTTGAAATATCATTGTCATCAAGATCAAAATAAGCCCTCAATGATTTAGTTCCATCTGATAATCCCATCGTTGTGATGTAACACTGATATGTCGTCTCATCCCCAGGAGCCGGAATACCCGGTAAAATTGTCCACGTCCCATAAACAACCTCATCCGATGTATTTGAAACGGATAAAATCGTTGATGTCGCACAAGATATAGTTCCTATATTCCGGATTACAACAGATAAATTTGTCCATCCAGGAATCTGCACCGATGTAGCAGATTCAATATCAACTACCGCTATATCTAAAATACCCGGTATTGGCGTAGGCGTTGATGTCGATGTCGGAGTTAACGTAAATGTTGATGTAGCCGTAGCAGTAGGCGTCTTTGTTTTCGTCGGCGTAAATGTGAAAGTTGCAGTACTCGTCGGCGTCGGCGTCTTTGTTTTCGTCGGCGTCCAGGTTGCTGTAGGCGTGAATGTACTAGTAAATGTACCAGTAGGCGTAGGAGGAACCGTAGGAGTTTTCGTCGGCGTAAATGTGAAAGTTGCAGTACTCGTCGGCGTCGGCGTTGGCGTAGATGTCTCTGTATTAGTAGGTGTCTGAGTTGCTGTCGGTGTTACTGTAGGTGTTGCTGTCGCCTCATTCTCCCCTAATACTAAATACGCATCTTCCGTAAATCCATGCTGTAATAGATATCCATCTGACCTATACGTTTGCGCATCTAAATAAAACCAAAATGTACTTCCCTGGTAACTATCAGGTATCTTAATTTGAACACATAAAACATTTCCAACTAAATTTTCATATTCATTATACTCAATCCGGTTAATTTCATCAGTAGCGTTTGGTATTATATTACATACAATTAAATCATACCCAAACGTCTGCATAAATTCTGAATTTATACCATTCGCTTCCTCTATATCAACATGTGAACTCGCTACAGAAAACTGAATTATTGAAAAATCATCCGTCGCCTGACCTACCGCAAATGACGCTGGTATAGGTATCCCTGCCGTTATCGTGTAATATCCCCCATAATGACTCACCGTATCCCCAGAAAAAATTTCATCCCCTACTACTGATCCCACTTCTGCTTCTATCACCGATCCCCCATATTCATACACCGGGGCATCACTCCAATCCCAAAATAAAATCTCCCCATCCTCTGAAAATAAAGAAACTAATCCCATTCCATCAGGATTACATTGCGTCCAATATGCACCCGCATATGATCTAATAGAAAATAATACAAAAAATACCACAAATTGTATCGTTTTCATTCAGATACCCCGTAATATCGAATTCTATATGTGCATCCACGCCACCACTTCCCTACCGGCGATACCGAAACTATTGTCTCACCCGCACCCTCTATCCCCGGCATCTTTACCGCTTCCCAATGATTACCCTCCACCCACTCCACCCCATGCGATATCACCGGGTCCGTTATCGCTAATATCTCTACCGTCCCATTTATCGCTGGCGTATCCAAATTAACATAATCTTTTGAATTATTTCCAACAAAACTTTGCTCCAACTTTGGCGATATTACCGCTGATGCCGATATCACCCCTGAAACATATACATCCGTCGCACTCAATATATCCACGTTCTGCGTCACACTTATAATCGTTGTCGCACTGTAAACGTTTACACCCGATACCGGCGGCCATTTCTCCCACTCCTCCCCTGTCTCTGATCTTATCATAAACCCACTCGTCGCCGATCTTATTATCTCATATGGCTCATATTCTCCCGCTGGCGGCATCACTTCAAATGCTGGCGTTACATGCCATATCAACCCCTTACTTACCCTCATCCACCACTCATCCGTCACTCCCGCTGGTATCCTCTCTCTTATCTCAACCCACGACGGAAAATACTCCTCCGGGTCTGGCTCTTCACTCCACACCTCCTCTACCCACATCACCAATAAAAATAACACCACCTCCTTCCACCTCATCACCCTACTCCTCCTCTCTCACATTAAACTCCTCCTCCTCCTCCTCCTCCTCCTCTGACCCATATGGACTATTCGCAAATACTACCCCCATCCCTCCCTCTTCCTTCTCTACTTCCGGATATTCTTTCGTCTTCGGCCTTCCCCTCTTACCCTTAACCTGCACTTTCGGCCCTTCATTCTTCCTCTCCTCCCACTTCTCCTCCTCTTTTCTTTCTTCCTTTCCCTCCAACATCTCCCCTATCAACAAAAATCCTATCGCTATCGTCTTTACTACCCACTCCCCTTCCCTTCCTATCCTCGCTCCCTTCACCTCTCCTCTCGATAACTTCTCCAACTCTTCCCTATACTTCATCTTCTTTCTCCTCTCTTCTATTTTTTCTATCCCATCTACCTTTACTCCCCTTACTCTATCCCTTCCCCTCCCAAAAATCAACTCCTTTTCTCTAAATATCAACTTTTTATCCCCAAAATTACTAACTGTTGTTTTTTGAACACCTAAAAAAATCACACGGTGAACATTCGACCTCTTTGGCTGGTTGCGTATTCCGGGGCATACCCCCTACCTAAAGAAGGTTCCTTACAGAATCACTACTCCCCAACTACCCCAGCCAAAGAGGCCTTTACGCACAACATTTTTGATTGGGTGTTTAGAAGAGTCGGACGTAAAAAATTATAGTTTTGGATTATGCTAAAAATGCGAGGGGGAGAGATAAAGGAAGAGAATGAGCGGGCGGGAGATTAATGAGGGGAGAGGGGGTGGGGGGAATTTCGATTGAATAAGGGTGAGGAAGATAAGAGAGGTTGCGGGGATGTAAACTTTTTAATTTACATTTCTTTGATATATTATATTATATAAGAAAGAGAAGTGAGAGAGAGAAAGAAGGAAAAGAAAAGAAGAAGTGCGAAGTAAGGTAGGGAGGAATCATCGCCTACGCCCCCCCCCCCACCCCCCCCCTCTCCCTCTTCTTTTTTTGGAGAGTATACGATCGGAGAAAAAAAAGTCAAGGGAAAGAAGGAAAAGAAAGAAACAAGGCGGGGGAGGATTGCTCTGAACTTGGATTGGATGGGCGCCGATAGATAGTGCGGGGGATAACTACATTAATAGGTAAGAGGGAGAATAATATTACAAAAAAAAGTAAAAAAAGTGCTTGACATCTAGGCCTGAATGAGATATAATATGAGTATAAATTAAGAGAAAAAAGGAGAAAGAAAATGAATGCGATTGAACGCCAGGAATTATTGCTAAATTACCTCCCGGATATCCGGGAGGAAGTCGAAATCCAAGAATTGATGCTCATGGAGCAAATTTTTAATGATGCGGAGATGAGCATCTATATGGGCGATTATGAGGATGAAATGGATTGATCCTTTCCTTCTCCCACTACTATATAGGTAGTCGGGAGAGGAAGAGTATCAATCATGGTCGGCGGACCTTAAGCGCAGGAGAAAAAAGTCAAGGGAAATTACAAAAAAAAAAGTGAAAAAAGTACTTGACATCTAGGGCCGATTGAGATATAATATCATCATAGAGTAGAGAGAAAAAAGGAGAAAGAAAATGATTGAAATTAGTGGCGGATTTCATAATGTCGCGGCAATAAGAGTTGATTGGTACGAAGGCGAGGTATTGAGCCTTCGGCAATATCGGCGCATACTAAAGCATTTGTGCCCGTGGGAGGACTGCACATGCGGAGGGAGAGACCTGAAGATCTATCCAGAGGAGATGAGAGAGGAATTTTTACGCGCTCTAGGCGCAGCGGCATGGGAATATGGGCATATATGAGTGGCCGCAAAGCGGCCACTCAATAAAACTGGTCGGCGGACCTTAAGCGCAGAAAAAACAAAATGAGAATGGAAAAGTATTATATAAACTACAACCCGATTGGAGAGGGGCATATATATCCATCGTTTATTTCGACTTCTCCGGCATATCTTGCCGGAGAAGAGGATGAATTTGGTCGCAGTATCTCCCAAGAAATCTTGGGAGATACCGATTCCATTCTGGAAATCGGTGGGGGGATAAAATTCATCGGGGTTCTTTTCCCCGATGGGCGGGAAGAGGAAAGGATCTTTTTGTGGTAGTAGAGGATGAAATGGATTGATCCTCTACTTCTCCCAACTACTTAGGTAGTTGGGAGAAGTAGAGCACCAATAATGGTCAGGCGGACCTTAAGCGCAGGAGAGAAAAAATGAAGATAAAAATAAATCACGAAATCCGGAACGAATGCGAGCGGTTCGTTAAAATTGTAGAAATAATCGGGGTGAAGCCGAAAAGCGAATTACGGGATGAATATTTGAAAGACATTAATAGTTTTTGGGGCATCCCTAAGGGTATACGATTCAATCACCCCGAAGTGAAGGATTGGAATGAGGGAGAAATTAAAATTGAAGGAGGATTCGAATTTGATCTAGAAATATTGCGAAAAGGGGCGAAAAAATTAGCCGAAATAAAAGAAAAAGAAAGAGTGAAAAACGCGGAATGGATAGAAAAGGGGGAAGAAGTATTGGTGATATAATTAATGGTCGGGGGGGGAGACCTTGCTCCCCCCCCCATTAATTTATGCGCCCGGCAGGGCGTGGTGGAATCGTGGTGGGATAATCACCCCACCCTACAAAAAAAAGTGAAAAAAGTACTTGACATCTAGGGCCGATTGAGATATAATATCATCATAGAGTAGAGGAAAAAGGAGAAATAAAATGCATAAGTTCATCCCCTACCCGGATTTGGAATTGAAAAAAAAGTCCGGAAAATTAATTGTTTTAGAATCGCAAGTGGCGCCAATAATGGAAGCCTTGGCTATGGGAATTGCGCCTGATGTTTTTGGCCGAACGCCGTTGGACGCGGTACGAGTTATCGGTCCAGCCCGACTATATCGAATTGCCAAAATTACAAAGATGGAGGAAGTCCAAACTGGGCGCTTGATAACCAAACTGGGCGCTTGGTATGAATGGCGTCCCGATCCTGAATTCACCGACAGTAGTAATTCATACCGTCTGAATCGTTTTTTCAGGGCCAAACCCCTCGGCAAGATACCATATCCAGGGGGATATGGAGAGTGGGCGGAGATCCAATGGGATTCCGGCCACAGCAACGTTAGTACTTTTTTTTCTTCTTTGCTAAAATTTGGTGTCGCTTTGGAGAGGGAGGAGGAATGCAATGATTGAAATGGCGCATACGAAAGCATCTATGCCCGTGGGAGGGGTGCACATGCGGCGCGAGAGAGATACAGATCTACCCAGATGATGCGAGAGAGGAATTTTTACGCGCTCTAGGCGCAGCGGCATGGAAATATGGGCATAAATGAGTGGCCGCGTTGCGGCCACTTAATAATAGTCGGCGGACTCTAAGCGCGGAGAAAATATAATGACGGAAAAAACAATAGTAAACCCAATGGTTGGGCGGAATTGTATCGTGCGGACGTATTCGGCGGGAGTGCATTGGGGCCACGTGGAATACGTCTTAGGCAAGGAAGTTTATTTAACTTCCTCAATCCGTATCTGGTGTTGGGAGGGTGGTGGACTATCTCTATCTGCCATCGCCAATGAAGGAATGAAAGGCGGGAGAACCGAGCGGACTGGGGAGATCTTACTCACCGAAGCGATCGAGTTAATTCCGACTACGGAATTGGCTGAAAAAACCTACGAGGAATGTCTCGAGTAGGTTTGGGCGTGAATGATGAGTGGCCGCGTTGCGGCCACTCATCACAGTCGGCGGACTCTAAGCGCGGGAGAAAAATAAATGATTAAAATAGGCGATGGATCGGGCGATGGCTATGGATCTGGCTATGGCCGTGGATGTGGCTCTGGATCGGGCTATGGATCTGGCAATGGATTTGGCCGGGGCGATGGCGATGGCTATGGCGATGGCGATGGCCGTGGCGATGGCAATGGATATGGCTCGGGCCGTGGCCGTGGCGATGGCGATGGCTCTGGCTCGGGCTATGGCGCTGGATTTGGCGATGGCTATGGATATGGCGATTAATATAGTCGGCGGACTCTAATCGCGGGAGAAAAATAAATGATTAAAATAGGCGATGGATCGGGCGATGGCTATGGATCTGGATATGGCGATGGCGATGGATCGGGATTTGGCGATGGTGATGGCGCTGGATCTGGCTATGGCGATGGATCGGGATTTGGCGATGGTGATGGCTTTGGATCTGGCTATGGCCGTGGCGATGGATCGGGCTTTGGAAATGGAAAGGGCAATGGCTCTGGCTCTGGCGCTGGTGATGGCTCTGGACGGGAAAAAAAATGATTGAAATATCGGATGGATTTCATGTTGATACAGTAAAAATAAATTGGAAAGAAGGAAAACCCTTGACTAAGGGACAATATTTAAAAATAAAGAAATTTGGCCGGGTTTTAAAAATTAGGCCTGAAAAAATTGCGATTAAATTTTTTAAATCATATGAAAAAGCAGAAGAGATGTATGACAAATTAGAGGTAAAATCGCGGGAGAATATAAATGACGAAAAATAGATTTGGCGATGGCGCTGGCTCTGGATATGGATCGGGAACGGGATTTGGAAAGGGATCTGGCTCTGGCCGTGGAACTGGATCTGGCAATGGCAATGGCAATGGCGATGGATTTGGAGATGGCGAAGGATCGGGCTTTGGTGATGTCTATTGCTTTTGTAATGGATCGGGCTTTGGATTTGGCGATGGCGATGGCTATGGCTATGGTAATGGATCGGGAAAGGGCGATGGATATGGCGATGGATCGGGTGATGGCTATAGCTATGGCAATGGATTTGGATCGGGCTATGGCGAGGGATATGGATCGGGCGAAGGATCGGGCGAAGGATCGGGCGAAGGATCTGGTGATGGATCTGGTGATGGAGCTGGTGATGGAGCTGGCTCCGGCTCTGGACAGGAGAAAATAAAATGGTCGACATAAAAGATGGATCGGGCGATGGCTATGGATTTGGCGATGGCGATGGCGCTGGATTTGGCGATGGCTTTGGCTTTAGTGATGGCCATGGCTATGGCTCAGGCGATGGCGATGGCTATGGCCGTGGCGATGGATCGGGATTTGGCCGTGGATCGGGCTTTGGATTTGGCGATGGCTATGGCAATGGATATATATTTTAAGCGAGAAAAAATATGATTAAGAAATTTGAATTGGGATTGGGCTCTGGCTCTGGCAATGGCTCGGGCTCGGGCTTTGGCAATGGATCTGGCTCGGGCTATGGCTATGGCGCTGGATTTGGCGATGGCTTTGGCTTTAGTGATGGCCATGGCTATGGCTCAGGCGATGGCGATGGATATGGCAATGGATTTGGCTATGGCGATGGTGATGGCTTTGGATCTGGCTATGGCTTTGGATCTGGCTATGGCGATGGATCGGGATTTGGAAATGGAAAGGGCAATGGATCGGGCTCGGGCGATGGCGCTGGATCTGGATTTGGCTATGGCGATGGCGCTGGATATGGCGCTGGATATGGCTTTGGATCGGGCAATGGATCGGGCTCGGGCGCTGGCGCTGGATATATATTTTAAGCGAGAAAAAATATGATGACGAAAAATAGATTTGGATTCGGTAATGGATCGATCGGGCGCAGGCGCTGGACGGGAGAAAATAAAATAATTGAAATAGATTATGGAAATGTGTTTAGCTTTGGCTCTGGATATGGTGAGGGAAATGGCAAGGGGTTTTGCTTTGGCTCTGAAAATAAAACTGGCTCTGGATATGGTGAGGGAAATGGCAATGGCAATGGATCGGGCGCTGGTGATGGATCTGGACGGGGAAAAAAATGATTAAGAAATTTTACTCTGGATCGGGCAATGGCTCGGGCTCGGGCTTTGGCAATGGCTCTGGCGATGGCCATGGCTATGGAGATGGCGCTGGCCAGGGTAATGGATCGGGCTTTGGATTTGGATATAGCGTTGGTGATGGATCGGGCGATGGCGATGGATCAGGATATGGATTTGGAACTGGATCGGGCTTTGGATCAGGCGATGGTGATGGAACTGTCGATGGATTTAAATAATTGGAGGACTCTATTCGCGGAGAATATAAATGACGGAAAATAGATTTGGCTATGGATTTGGCAATGAATCGGGCCGTGGATATGGATCTGGCTATGGCAATGGATCGGGAAAGGGCGATGGCGCTGGATCGGGCGCTGGATATGGCGCTGGATATGGCGATGGCGATGGCAATGGATCGGGCGATGGCTATGGCGCTGGATATGGCGATGGCGCTGGCAATGGCGATGGATCGGGCGATAGATAAACTTTTGTTGGAGAATTGGTGGCTTTTTATATACAAGGATAAGGAAAAAATATGAAACTTATAACGAAACGAGAGGCGGCACACTTACTCGGAGTAAGTGTGCACCGAATAAAAAAAATGCAATCACAAAAATGTCCAGCATGTCATGGCAAGATGCGCACGTGCGCAAGATGCCGTGGAACTGGCGCGTACTTGCCTACCATAAAATTTGGGGACAGTAAAAATGCACAAGTACTTTTTCAACCCAATGATTTACAAAAATGTTACGATCGTCAGGTCGGTCGCCCCAAAAAAAAGAGCGAAAATACACCAAATATATAGTACATTTTTATATATTTGGTGTATTTTAAATTTTTATTCCCATTTATTTTGATATTGTGATTTTGGATTAATACCGCTTTGGGGACTTACAAAATTGGTTGCCCCAAAAGCGGTATTTTGTTTTTCCCTTTGGCAATGTTTTTTTTGCCAGGAAGCACATGGTTCTTGGAAGGAGGCAGGATCCCTTTCCCATAAATCTGAATTAAGCCATGCGGGTAATGTTTTGATGGTGGAAAATTCTCCCATCTCAATCCGGCTAGTGACGTAGGGAGAATTGCAATAATTTTTAGCTCCCTGGATGATTGTGGAAAAATTTTCTCGTTTTATTGCGGAAGAAAAAGATTTTAAAACTGCCTTTTTGCTTTCCCGGCGAGTTGAAGGCCAGATGTTCCATATCGCAATAAACTCTGCATTTTTATCATTTTGAGAATCCAGCCCCATTTCCCCCAGGATTGATTTTTCTAATTCATTGGTGGTTTGCGTCGGGTTTAAAATAATATTTAAACCTTGGGCCGTTTCCGTCCTTTCTTCTGGCATTCCTGACTCTGATTTTGAAATATTTTTTGGTGTGGATTGCAAATCCGTATTTTTAGATTTGCAAATATTTTCTGGAGATGGAGATGGAGATGGAGATGGAGATGGAGATGGAGATGGAGATGGAGCATTGCGGTTTTTCATATTCCGCATTGCGGTTTCGTCATTTCCGCATTGCGGTTTCGCACATTCCGCATTGCGGTTTCGCACATTCCGCATTGCGGTTTCATCATCTCCGCATTGCGATTCTAATAATGGTTGTATCCATCTACTTTTTGCCGCTTTTCTTGCGGATGATGATCTATCTTTAGCCCCGGAAACATATGGGTTATGAGTTGACCAATCATGTAAAATATAATTTCCGGAAGCATCCTTATCTAAAAAATTAGATCTTTTATCCGTAATTGCATTTATAAAAACATCTATCTTTCCATGCCAATTAGCTGCGATGCATATGGCTTCATCATCCATACCATCTAGCGTACCGTCCGGCCGGTTCATCGCGGCATATCCCCATAGATCAATTATGGCTAGTACACCTTCTGGCCCTAATGCGCGTTGTAGGCGTATCCTCTTTATATTATCCCGAAACGATGTAGATATCCTAAAATCGTTTACCATTTTTTTATCTTTGTCTTAAATCATTTGTTCCTATTTCTTCATATACCATCGTTGCCCATCCAGATAGCCTGGATAATACTGAGGTATCTAGATATGCATAAAACTCATCAGGTACCATGTTACTCGCCAAGATTAATGATCGTTGGCGGTAACAATCTCTAATTATCCAGTTGATTAAATTTTTTGCATGATCCGGATTTGAATTTTCTCCCCTTCCTATTTCATCTATAAATACTACATCTAATTTTTTAATCCATGATTGCCTTCTTTCTATTTTTTTTTGATAATATCCATCATCTTGGGATCCTCGCTGATACCATGATATCATTTCATCCCAGCGGAACACCATAGCATCTAAACCTCGTTTTGCTGCCCAAGATATAATCTGTAATCCTGTATAGGTTTTTCCTCTCCCTGATTGCCCTATCATTACTAGCGCAAAATTTTTTTCCTGCGATAATATTAATTTTTTTCCTGCATTATAACATTTTGTGGTTTGAAAATTAGGTTGTTTTTCAAATTCCTCAAATTCCCATACGGGCCATCCTTCCCAATGTTGGATTGATAATAAATCATGCAATGCAATATATTTATTATTTTCTTGTTTAGTGGGAGAAAGTCCATGTATGCAACCACAATCACGTGCACGTCCCTGTCCATCCAGTATATGTCCAGTGTCTTGACACAGTTGACAACGATATACTCGATCGTCTGGGAGAGCGCAAAACCACTCTTGCGACTTTAACCATTCATCACGTTTTTCTACTGGACATGCCATATATTGTCCAAGCCTGCTCAATGGATCGATAAGAGATGAAATTTGTTGCATGGTTTTCCTTTCAAAAAGATGCCGGGAAAATGATAGGAGAGTGGACATTTTCCCGGCTATATCATGGAGCACGTTATTCTATTTCTTCAATGCTGATTTCACATCCTGGATGATCAAAATCAGCATATTTTTTAATTACTATTTGATTTATAATCTGGGCATCATCTTTCCATATGATGCCCGTCAATGCGTCCTCCGTCGATCTAACTAATTTAGTCGCATCTGGCTTAACAGCCGGATACTTAGGCGAACTTTTACGTACATCACTTATTCGTTTGCCTTTTCCATAATGACTCTTTGGTCGCGGTAAATAAAAAACAAAATGAACACATAGTGGTTTTAACAATGTCGGAATTTTTGCGTTCAATGCCGCAGTGGCTACCAAAGTTCTCCAATTTTTATTATTACATGTATCAGTAACAATAATCTTACCTGTATGCTTATGTATAAATGCTTTTTTTGATCCCCCTGGTTTTGGCAATCCTGTCACAAAAAATTTATAGATCATTTTTTTTCTCTCTCGCTATAGCCATGCACAAATTTATAAATCAAAATTATTTTTGTAAAACGCAACCACTTTGTTTGCACATTCGGATATGTCTGAATTTAACATATCTAGTGTAATATGCCCTTGCTCAATGGCAACATTTGTTAAAAATAAAATTTTATTTTGGCTTAAATCCAATCCGGCAGATTTAAACGCTGACAAAAAAACTTGAACTGATTCATTAACAATTGATTGTGATTCATCAATTAATGGATTGGTATCCCCAGATAGTATTACCTCTGGCTGAATGTCAGTTTTTTTATATTTTTCCTTTCTATATTTTATAAATTCTTCTAGAAAATTTTCAATCTTTTTTGATTTCATTTTTTTGCAATTCTCAGATTGAGCAAATTCTCCAATTGAATTAATAAGATGCGCCGGGTGATCTAGTTTACATTCCCCTAATGCTTCATTAATCTCTTCACATTTTGGGAGAATAAACTTTTCAATCCAATCCCATTTTTCTTTACACCAAGATGATAAATGGGAAAAATAATTAGGTTTTTTATTTTGATTTTCTGACTCATCAGGTGTAATATCAGGTGTAATATTTTTTGCATTTTCTGCGCCTACGATAGGGTATTCCATCTCTTCCACAGTGTATAGACCTAGTGTAGTATCTGCCGCCAACCTGCGTGATGCCCTGGAGATACAACGGTTAAACAACATATCTGCAGGATATTTTTTCCAATTTTCCTTTCCAGCGAGTCCCGCAGTTTTTGCTTCATCAATAGAATATTCTATCAATTGTTTATATTCTCCTTGCATAAATTCAATTTTGCAAATGCTAGGAGATGATTCGACAATTCGGTAAGCCCATCCGGCTCTCTTCATCAATGCCAGCAAAAATTTGGCATCACAAGCCGGTTTTCCACCAATGATCGAAATATTTTGCAATGAAGCCATTGGTCCGAATCCCAGTTCCGCCCCATATTGTATTACGGCAAATACGGCCTCTGGTGATTTTAGCGATGGATACATATTGGCCTTGAGCAAACTCTCGGCAACCGTAATCAGGGCCAACGACTTTGTTGGATCATAGGCCGCTACTTGATATAAATTATTACCATTACCATTATCATTTTCCATAATCATCTCCATGTTTCCCAAGTGAGTTTTTTATAAAGCCCCTCTTGTGAGTCATTATTTTGAAAATATCGATTTATTTTTTTTCTTTCATTTCCTTCTCCAATTAAATACAATTCATAAATTAATTCTGACATTTTATTCTTTTTGATTGCCAACATGGCAGAGTATTTGAATAATATTAATAAAATATTTTTCATCTTTTCCACCATCCTTTTTTCTCTGAATTTATCGAAATGGATTTATCTTCAACAACCCAAGGCCTTACTTCGTTTTTGTTTTTTATCTCTAAAATTTCAATTACTGAATGAAAAATAATTTTGTGATATTCAGAATTAATGTCTTGAATAATTTCAACGATGTCCTTAATTGCAGAAGCCGCCAAAATTTCCTGTGAAATATAACCCGCGGGAGTCTTTTCGGATTTTATTTCCACTCCTAGATCCGCGAGTATTTCTTTTGATCCTCTGCCTAATGTTTGTTTTGTACTTGTGTTCATGACGTTCTCCTTCATTAGTTAAAATTGATCAGTTTGGTCAGTTTGGTCATTCACGTAAATAATTCCATGCTTTTCCAATACTTTTCGATTAAATTTCCACCTTTTCCCCACCTTTTTTGCACATCTAGGGTGCAAATCTCGGCTTTTTATTTCTTTTCTTAGCAATGATTCACTGATACTCATGATTTCTGCCGCTTCTTTTGTATTTATCCATGATGATTCTATGTTTTTATATTTTATAAGCATATAAAATCTCCATATCTTCTTTTTTTTTATTTTAAATTCAAAACAGTTACAATAATACAATACAAACCATTAATTGTCAATGGTTTTTTTTGTAATAGCAAAAATATTTTATCTGTTGTTTTTTAAACAGTTACAATTCCTGCAGAATTTACAATAAATTTATTTATTATTAATGGTATGCAAGTTTCCTGATCTATATGGTCATAAATAATTGAAGAAGCACATCTTAGCCATAATATAGTATAGAGCATGGATCGTGTTAAATCCATTTCCGTAGCAAAAACATCGCTTATATTGGAAAAATTGTGAATTGATCGTTTTTTTTGCATTTGCTGAAATAAAAACGCCAGCCATGTTTTGCTGTCAGGCACCCACGCCATGTCAGTATATATGATCCACGACGGTAAAGTTGTTTCTTCGACAATTAATTCAATATCATCAACAACTTGATCCATAGGAATTATAATTTTTTTTATTTCTGAATTTTCAGGCAAAATTGATTGAGATGTCCCATCTATACCAATCTGTGTGGATATGATAGGAGAGGATGTGGATTCACTTTGTCTATTTTCTGATTCGTGCACATATAATACGGCTCCGGTCGATATGTTTCTCACGACCCATATCTCTGGAGACTCATCATCCAAATCATACTGCCATCCCCATGTAGCACCGTCTGCCTCCGCACGCATGATCGCCGCGTCATTATTTTTTTCTATTCGATATTCGAGATGCCGCGTATTCTCTGACAATATACCCACGGATCGATAACTCTGTGCGCTTGGGTGGACAGAAAAAAGATAAAAATTACAAGAACCATTTCTTATTACCATTTTTTACCCCTCTGTCCCGTTTTTTTCTTTTCCTATTTCTTCCTTTAATTCAAATTTATCAACTATATCTGCGCGGAGTCGTTCTCCAATCCATCTCCAATACCACATTTGTGAATAAGGAATAATCTTATTTAATGAATACAAATTTTGATCCGTCATATCCAAGGTTAATGATGGTTTTACAATTCCTGTTACTGCATGTTTAATTGTTGATCCTGTCGGCCCCATAAGTAGATCGAGGATATCTCTCGATCTATATCTCGACATAATCCCCTCTCCTACCATAGGACGAATCCCTGTCCTACCACCACTCGCTAATTCAATAAATCCGTTTATGTCACTAAATATCCCGAGTAATCCTGAATTGTCAATTGCTTCAACTAACAATTCAGATGGATTAGATGTCGGCGTGTTTCCTCTGCTTAATTGCTTTGCGAAGTACCCCATTGCCCCTAGCATAGTCATAACAAGTGCGCCTTGAAAAATATTTTTATCCCGTTGTTGCAATCCGGATAAAATTACTTTTTGCATTGATGCCAGTGTAAAAGACTTAAATTGCAAAAACATCGCTCCCCAGGGCGATGATGACATAATGGGTCTATCCCCCATTGTCGGAGTAATTATTACATTATTCATTTCTTGTATAATTGCCGCTTCAAACTTATTTTTAATTGCCTCGTTAGTCCATTTATCAGTCTGGGGAAGAAATAAATCAGGATTTTCCTTGTCTCCATATTTTGAAAATTCTCCATCAACATCCATCAATTCCCGCGCCGTAAAACCCATCTGAGCTAATTGTTGAATTTCCTTTTGTTCAATCGGTAGTTTCCCCTCAATTGTTCCATCCGCCTTAAATGTAAATTCTTTTAAATTATACGAATCTTTAATCTTTTTTGCTTTATCAAGGATATAATGAGATGAAATTAATCCAGTTAATTCTTTCCACTTTATTGTCCATATTTCTAATCCAGATAGCCACCCAAATTGATCAGAAAGAAATTCAATTTTTTCCTCTGCCCAAGAATTTTTACGTATTGGTTCTTGCAAATCTGCAAATTCTAAATAACGTGAAGTTTCATTTGTAAGAATATCCGTGGCGGCACCGATGGTCCTTTCCCATCCCCGTAATGATTTCCATCGTTTCGGATCACCAATTATTGCTGATAATTTTTTGGCAAACGGATTCAATCCGTATCTCATTACCGCCCGTCCTGGATCAGCAAACGAAGATAATAATACATTTCCAAGATAAAGCGTTCCATTCAATCGCATAATTGCATTATTCATTCGACGTAATGAGTTTTGTGGATCACCATTAAATCTATCGGTTCCGCGAATACGATCACGCAACGCTACTAAGTCCCGCAAAACATGACGTTTTTCATCTTCAATATTTCCTGTGCTTCCTCTTGTTTTTGAAATTATATTATCATAATCTGCTAGAACTTCTTTAAATTGATCAATCATATCAATCGAACCAAATTGCTTTTGTAATTCAAGATCAGGAATAACGGATCTTAAATATATTTTCAAAATTTTATCAGGATCAGTTTCTATAAAATCTACGGTATCAATTACCCGTCCTAAATCATCATAAATATCCTGTCCTATAAGAAAATCATCATCAAAATCCAATACTTTTGAATGTAAAAATTTTGATTTTTCCTTCTCTAATTTTTCCAGATTATCAAAATCTATTTTTCCAACTTCATGCCAAAGATTTCCATTAAATGAATTTGTAATATCATTGGCAATTTCTTCAATTGGACGAGTCTCTCCACTAATCTCTCCTAATTCCGCTTGTGCACGCACAATATCCAAAAAAGTTCTTTTATATTCTTTTACAACATGTGGACGATAAATACGTGGACGATGACCTAATCCTTTTTCGAGTGGTATCTTTAAATTATCTGGTAATAATCCTTGAGTAGATAATTCCCTTCCTAAATTATCCATTATTTTGCGAATCGTTGCCGCTGCTGTTTTAACTTCAGAAATTTCTGTTTCCTTTCCTCCCCATGCATCATAAATTAACCGTCGAAAATCCATTTCGTCCAATATTTTATTACCCATGCGTTTATTCAAATAATCTCCAACCCTCATCTTCATAATTTTAATAAATTGTGCTTCTTCTGGAATCGGTTCTTTTGCAATTCTCGCTCGATATTTAACAAATTCATCTAACATCGTTTTTTTTGCTTCACTATAGATCTGATTAATCCGTTTAGAAACACGAATTTCCACCGGCGGAATTTCGGTCGAACGTCCTTCCCAATGCTTTCCTAAATAAACAGATAAAGAAATAAGTTTTTCAGCCAGTTTCCCGGCTGCATCTGAATATTGAGTAGTAAATAATCTCGCACCAGGTCCTAGTTTTGCCGCCCATTTTACCGCAAAATCGGGAACCCAGGGGATCGGTTCAAGCCCATAATCGGTGCGATTCATCTTTTGAAATAATGGAGTTTTTAAATTTGGTTGGAATAGTCTAGGAATTACCTCTCGTGCCCTATCTTCCGCATCTAAATCTAAATCAGTTTTTATTTTATCAATAAATTCATAAGTTAATTCCCATTGATTTTTAGGAATTTCCCCTTTTTTAAATTTTATTTTTTCATCTTCCAAAATAAGAGGTATTAAAATTTTTCTTCCTTTATTTCCTACTGGAATATCTCTTTCTTTTGCAATTTTTACAATTTCACTTTTTGAATATTTTGAAAACTTTTCTTCTAATCCTATTAAATGTTCTTCTAATCCTAACTTTAATTCATTTTCCCCAGTAATAAGGGGCGGACGTTTCAATTTTTTTTCTACTATTGGTATTTTTTCTTTATTTTTTCCACTCCAAGGCATCCAATATCGTTCAAGCGCATTCCGGACTTCTTTATTTGTTTCATCTGCCACTGGGGTATAACGCAATCTTCCCCAAATTTCCAGCAACCAATTTCTAAATTGATCAAGTTTTGGTTTTGCTTCCTCTGGAATAGGACGGCTGGGTTTTCCATCAAAAAACAATGATTCCACTGCAGATGCTACTTTTTCTTCTGCTTCTATCGTCCAATTTCCATTTTTTATTTCAAAAAAATTTCCCAGCTTTTTTGATTGAACTAAATCGAGAGAATTTCTCCAAACATGGACCATTTCGTGGAGAAGGGATGAAAGATCAACAGAGCCTCTAAGCCCAACTAAAATCGCCCTGCCGTCTTTTCTGTAATTAAAATCGGTAGCCGCCTTAAATTGTCCCCCTGATTCAGATTCCAATCTTGCCGCCAGTGAATCTGGATCGATTTTTTTTCCAAAATCATCTAAAATATTTTCAACATTTAATTCTTCCTTTGTAAAATTAACAACCTGTCCTAAATATTTTTCATAAAACTTTTCTACTGGTAAATTATATTTATCGCTCCATCGTCTAAGAATAGTTGCGTCAAAATGCGCTAACGCAGCATCTACCTGTTCTGATGGCAAATCCCATTCCCACACCAAATCATTTCTAAAATCCTGGCGAGAATAAGTTCCACCTTGCCGGAGAAGTTCCACCTTTACTTCCTGGAGATTACGCCCTTGCCAATCGAGGAACGCTTTCTTCCCGAATTTTTCCACGGGAGCCGGGAGCAATGAAGCCGCTCCGCCAAGAACCCCGGACAAAAAAGCGCCGCCAGATATACCCATCATCATTTCTTCACGAGTACGAGTGTGCTGAAGAGCTCCCAGGCCAAATTCTTGAGCCGCCGCCGTAACTCCCCCGATCGCCGTTTGAGCCACGGCGCCCATCGCCAACCGTCGAAGCATCCCCGGTATCTTGGCTATCCGGGAAGCTGCACCACCAAAGGGAATTAGATTCACCGGATCGAGCGTACCGGCCATGAGTACTGACATCATTCCCCATCCCCCGGCATCCGCCAACACCTGGCGATCTTCCATTTCCAAATCAATATCGCGCATGATGGATAGAACATCATCCTTACTTCTCGCTTTGGCAAATTCCCTGGCATAATCCTCATAGCGCGTACCGGAAATTTGCTTCCAAGCGTCAAAATCGGGATCGTCTCGGTTAGGGTTCTGATCCCAGAAGGATTGAATCCAATTGTAAATATTAAATCTACCTAATTTACTAAGCGCAGCCCCGGCGAGATTCTCTTGTCTACCGGCCGCCTCAAGAGTACGAAGTAAGGAAGGGGAAACTTGTTCTGAAGGAAGCGACGAAAAGGGACGGCGAAAGGACGGAGCATTATCTTTTTTCCGTAATATTAAATCCATATTCTTTCACCTATTCTAGGATTACAAATTTCCCTTGGTTTCATAAAATAAATCGCGGTTGGAACTTTTCCGCAGTTCGTCAAGTTGTTCTTCCCCGGAAATAATAACCGGTTGATTATTTTCGTATAATTGAACGAATACCCCTGTTTTTTCGTCTTCATAGCCCAGATAGTAATCCGGCATCCGGTTATTTAGCGTAATAATTTTGGGAATAAGACGCACCGGAGGGGGAACCTCTATTTTCCATGTTATCGGTTCATCGGCATAACCCTTATCTTCGGCCTTAATCCAACGCAAAGGTGTATATTGTGGATTGTCCTTTGTCAGCTCGATGGCCTTCTGATAAATGGAATCAGTAAACAATTTGATGGCATGTTCAGCGGAGTCTTTAGAATAAAATTCTTTTTTTATACACCATTCCGGCGGTGCTATTTGCCAATATCCCGTACCGGGAGTTACGCCGATCCGTGTAACTCCATAGGTATCGAGAAATTCCGGTAAAGCCAGTTCTGCCGCTTTCTGAATATCTTGCACCCCATCCAATACCTTCCCCGTTACCAAGATTTCATAAAACTCACGAGCGTCATAGGGAGGACCAGACATATTTTCTAGCATGGTGGAATAACCCGCTTGCAAACGAATCCCCAGAGTTTGACTACCAGCTAAAGAACCAGCTAATTTAGAAATATAATTTATAGTTGAAATCCCTGAAATTTGTTTAAAAAATCCAGGATCATAAAAAATGTCATTCAAAAATTTATCGGCTGTATTGGCTATCTCTTTGGTATTGATCTTATCTGGCGTGAATCCCAAAATTTCTTTTTCAGGGAATAAACGCTTCTTGATCTTATCATTGGCGTTTTGCAGGTTTTTGTTCGGAGAATAAATTCTCTGGTCAGTCTTCGGATCGATTTCATAATCCTGGTTGTCTACATGGCGTATTTCCTGATATCCCCAGAATATGGCTTTCCGGGTATCCTCATCGGTTTGTTCCTTGAACTTCTTGGGATTTTTAAACCAGAGTTGAACACCCATCTCCACACCACGCGCAAAATCAGCAGCCTGATTCGAATTGAATATCAAATCTTTAACGTGGTCATATTGGAACTTCCAAGAACCAAATCTATCAACAAACTCTCCAAATTCTGTAGGATTAATTTGAGATTGTGGTTGAGATTTCCACAGACGTTCCGCCGTTTTTTCATTAGTTGGTATCAACCCATTAGTAATAGCTTTATAATCATTTGCCAATTCTTGCCGGTCATTAAATATGGTTAATTGCCTCTGTTCATATTCAGACATCAATTGCATTCTCGATCCTCTCGGAATCGACTTATTCACCACAATCTCGGAATCAATTTTATGGCGCATTTGCTGTGAATTAATATTGTCATAATTTCCCATTTTAATTTGCGACATAAATGAAGGGACATTACTCCATTGCTTATCCCGTTCCTCTTCATCAATTATTCCTTTTTTTGCTTCTTCAATTTTCAATTGGATATCTTCAAATGTATTCTGATCAATATATTGTTTATTTTCTTCTAATATTCGATTGGCTTTATCAAAATCTTCATCGATTGCTATCGCTCGGGAAACCTTATTAAAAACCAAGTCCCCAGCGGTTTTTAATTGTTCTCGTTGGTTTGCTTCAATTTCTCCTTTTTGAGCTCGTTCGACAGTTACCAAAGCGTTTGCAAATTGATCTTGATCAAATAATGATCGGTTTTTGTTTAAAATTTGAATTGCTTTATCATAATTTTCATTAACAAATGTTTCTTGCTCTATCTGAGCAAGAACAGTATTTGCCTCAGTGCTTCTTCGTTCTCGTTCAACAGACTCCGCCATATTTTGTAGACGAACTACTGTATCACGGCCCAGTATCCGATGGTTATCATCAATTTGTTTACGAATTGAATCTAAATTTACGCGGCCATCGTTTTGGGCGGATTCGATTCCATCTATGAGATTATAAAATATTCCGTCCTCCTTTTCGGTCTGAATGCGTCCCTCGGCCACGGCGTTGAGTCTCTCAAAAGTTTCCGGCGTTATATCCGCTTTATGAACTGTTAAATATTCCTTGATTATTGCTGGATCGACGGCAGGATCCAGCAATAAACGATTTGCCCTGGAAGAGTGAATAGAATCCAAAGCTTCGGCAATAACCGCCTGCTTCTTTGTTTCGTCTATAAATGTTCCCTCCACATTGGATACGGTTTCTCGTATCAAACGCAAATATTCATTTAATTCATCCGGCGAAGTCGCGTCAATAGCCTTCCGTTTGAACGTATCCAGGGAATCGTTTAGATTCTTTACTTCAATGTCCGCCCGCTTGACGGCCAGCGCCTTATTGAGTTTCAACCCATTAACCGCCATCAACCGTGTTAGATCGGGCTGGATTTGTCTTCTCACCTTCGGCTGAATGCCCATTTCTCCAAAGGATTCATCAACACGGGTTCTAAACGCTTCCTCTACTTCCCGCTGATCGAGAATTTTACCAGCGTTGATATCCTGTTCTACCTGGTCGGCAATCTCAAAAACTTTTGCCTGAGACCGCGCCGATTCTTCTGCAAGATAGGTCTGTTGATCCTGTTGAGCCACACGCTCAAATATATTGGATAAACCCTCTCCAACTATCTCTAAAGGAGAAATAAATGGATTAGATTGCATAATTAATGGTGATTGATTTGTAAGTTGTTCCTGTTGGTAGTACCTAGAAAGTCTCATTGTGCGTACCTATCCACCCGATCATAAGCGCCGATACCTGCTCCCAGGAGCGAATTAAATAGCGAAGATCGGCCATACATCATGGATAATTCTGATTGATTTTCTAAAGCAGTTGCTTCTACTTCTGCATTATATTCTCGAAGCCTTTTATCAATTTCGTATTGATAGGCAGTATCTAGAGAAACAGCCATCGGAGAGCCTTCAAAGGTTATCCCCGATCCAGCAGTAGCCACCTTCTGCATGGATAGAAGACTTTCAACGCGTTTTCGTTGGAGATTTTCGTTATAATCGTTTACCTGGCGTTTCTGTTCTGCCTGCTTTTGCGCTATATTCGAGTTATATTCTGCCTGTTGATAAGCCGACATTCCAGCGGACATGGTAGACATTGTTCCAAGACCTACCATTGCGGCGGACGTAGCGCCTAATACTCCGGAGCTTGAAAGTCCTGCTCCTAAGCCTGCACCGGCTAACATTGGCAAAAACATTATATCACCACCACCTTTTCATAAACATGACATTTTATCTCATCCGCCACGATTGGTATATTATTTTTTAAATTAAATCCTAAACATTTAAGTAATCGACCAGATTCTGGTTTTTTAATTTCTGCTAATGCAATTACGTATCTGATATCCATCTCTATGCATGTAATATTTATAAATTTCAAACAGTTTTTTACTAACCAAAATGGACGTTTTTTTACTTCTTCAGTTAACCATATCCCCCATTCCCCAAATATATAACCAAATTTCCAAACTCCGCCAATTCCAACTAGACGCTCATCCGATAATGCACCAAATAAACGAGCGTCATTTCTTCTAATAATCCCAACTAGATGCCGTTTAATTTCTTCATCCTGATGATTGAATCGGATCGTATCAATCATCCATTGTTCTAGTGGGATAACGGTAATATTTTTCATCCCATATTTACCTGCAACTCTCCATAGATTGAACGAATCGTCATAGGTAATGGATAATCTTGTGTTACAATAAGTCCGGCTTCTTGGTCCCAACCGAGGATAAAAAACCGTTTTCTTCCGGTAACTAATTCTCCTTCATTATCCATTAATTCAGTATCGGACGGATACGCAGACAATGCCAAAATTGGCATCGTGGTATTTACTACGCTGAGCCGGATATCTACCCACCGTTTCATCATGCCCATTGATGTCATATTTTGTCCTATTTGTACATCAAAAGGTAATGTTTCAATTGTACAATAAAATGGATATCCTGCATAAATTATTTGATATCTATTTGACAAAACTATTGATTGTGTAAGCCAATAAGTAGTATTAAAATTTATAACGCCTGATGCGTCTAATGCAATATCATAATTATCTATAGATGGATTATGTCTATCGCAAATAGGTTCCCATGTTATATCCCCATTAGCAGAAATAATTAATCCTATAGCCCGGATTGATTCGCTTGGAAGATGGGCCAACGTGATTGATCCCAATCCTGTATTACCTCCTATTTCATAATCAACATCTCCCAAATCGCAGAGCAAGGTTGGATCAATCCATTCAATTGTCCTAACCGTATTTCCCCCAATTGTTCGATCTACCGCCAAAAAAAACAAATCTCCTCCATCTCCAGGAATAACCGTCATTGATTGTACTACCACTCCAGTCCCACCTATGACCTGTTCGGTCCAGGCATAAACTTTTTCCAGCATTTCTATAGTAAGTGACTTTAATTTTCCTTCATTTGTCAATGCCCACAATATATTTAGCGAGTAAGGAGTATTTATTGGATCATCGATCAACTTGCTATGTAATTTCATGTAATCATCAATTGTATCAAATCCAAATCGAAATGCCGCATTACTCCCCTGCTGAAATATTAACTTCTGAATTCCTGCCTGAAAAAGGTCTTCAGCAAGAATGCTCATATTAGTGCCGACTGATTTGTCTTTTTCCAATACATATGAATATTCTCTAATTACCCGTTCTGATCGATCAACAAAAAACAATCCATCTTCAGCTTTTACTGGATTAATATTTGCTGATCCATATGCGGTATTAGGAATAACTTGTATGTCATCAGGAGTTAGAACCCCGCTAGATCCCTTTATGATATATTCAGTTGATACGGTACCTGCATAAAGAACTTCCTTAGAAATAATCCATCTAATTGCATCAACATGATCTGCGGCAATTCTTAATTCTAGTCCGTCATCGGCATCTGCTCCTATTGTAAAATCTTCAAAATCTTCTGTTTTTGAAGCATATATACGTTGGGGTTCATTACTTGCACCACCAACAAATATTCTTTGTTCATGAAATGTGATACATCTAGGATAATATCCAAGATTTGGTGTAATAGCAGATTGAGGTATAACTACAAATTCTGTTTCTCCAGGTGTCAACCAAGCCACAGAAAATGCAAATCCTTTTAATTGACTCCAATACCGGGCACGAAAAGGATATATGCCTGATGTCAATGATATCGACGAACTTACATGTTTTTCCCATGATACAGACATAAATGAGGTATAACCATCTGCCTGTGCCTGAGTATTTATATTTGAAATCCAAATTACAGATGCTAAAATGTTATTTGAATTATCATATAAAACAAATTCGCAACCATCATTTCCATCAACCGCAAATTGATATGAACCATCTTCACTAATTGATAAATATCCGGAAATTTCAAGAGAATGATTTGTACTATCAACAATAAAACTTGGTGGCAAATCTGCGGTAAAAGAATTGGTAGACATTCCTGCTTGAGAATGAAATGATATGCAGTCGTCCCATTTCCCTGTCTGGTTTATGGATACCCCAGAAGTATCCGTTGTAAATAAAGCATCAAATTCTTCCTGGGAAACCGGAGGGAGTGTTATAATATCCCCATCAAGATCATAAAAAATATAATTTGCGCATGATACTCCATACCGTTCTGATTGCTCTACAAAATATTTTGCAGGTATTAATTCAAAAATTGTATCACCCGGTTTTTTCCAATAAACGGCCAAAGTCCGCAGTTTTTCACCAATCCAGCATCTTGCTCTAATTACATGCTCACCCGCAGATAAAGTTACTATTCCTGCTCTATTTTCTAAAATACTTTGAAAAGTTGAAGATGCTGGGTTATCTGGAGTAAAATCCTTTCCATAACGAGAAGCAACTACATCTCCATCAATAATTAAATCGGAAGCCTGCCTACCACAATTCATACAAAATTGATATGAACCATCTTCTGGAATATAAATACTCCCAAATATTTCGATTGATACTTGCTCAACATCGCCAATTGCATCAATCAATTCTATTCTTAAATCATTGGTTAGTTCTGAATAATATGTATTATCCAAACTAATAGATATTGATGATTCAAATGGATTTGATTTTATTAAAGATGCTCCGCTATTTTCATCAAAATAATAATCCAAATATCCCTTTGATGTACCATGTACTCCGTACGAACTCCATACGTACGAAGAATCATATAATTTATAAGTAAGTCCTACTGTTGGTTGCCAAGGAGATTTTGTTGGGGTCCACGGTTCAAGTGACCAATCAGTATGACCATATCTAGATAGTTTTCTTGGAACATAATTCGGATGGACAATAAACATTACATCTTCGCGCTGTGCAATTCGCAGTTCTTTTACGACTGATTCAGTCCAAGGCGTACTAAGTGTATACGGCCAATAAACCTCCGTTTCCCAATAATCTCCCACGGTATGACCATTATCAGATGCAAAAATAAAATTGATTCCGTCTATTGTAAGCGTATAGGGAATGGATACTTCTCCTAAATTCAAAGATGTAGATGCTGTACCATTTATGTAAATATTTACAATATCCTTTCCATCTTCCGGATCTATAATAAGTATTTTGTAATAGCAATTTTCTGTACCTGTATATGATCCAGACATTGAAATATCATTTAACCCAGTCCCAACAAACGCATACTTTGGCAATGGGTCAACTGAATTTGGGTCTATAATTAATGACTTGTCATATCCCCAGAAAAAACGGAGTACTTTGTCTCCAAATTCCAAAACATATGATTGCTTTGGATTTTCTGAAAATATAAACCCTTCAAGATTTATTTCACCTGTACTAGATCTAGTTAAACCTGAGTATCTTGTACCTCCACGACGAGTAACTCCCCCGTGTGGTAGCACAAAAACATTTTCCAGACTTCGCGCACCATTTTGATAAATTCTTTCATCATACCGGTCCTCCAGTAAAGGAGAAAACTTACCACGAGTAAAATCGGTTTTTGCCGGATAAGTTTTTGGCATATCAATAACTCCATCGAATATTAATCATGTCACGGTTTGCAAATCTCGGCAACGGATTTTCTCGTTTATTTTTCCCTATTGCCTTTGTCCACGCCGCTTGTAACTTTTCGGCTAAAGCAAGTTGCAAAGTAGCGTTATTTGTAACTGGATAACAAAGTTCTAACGCTAATTCATAAATTATTACTTGGCGCAAAGCATCATCGAATAATCCGATATATGACTCTATTCGTGCATCAAATGTTGCTCCTGTTTCTCCACTAGCGATAACAGGAAAATAAATAAATGTAATTGATACTTCATCTGCATCAGTAATAATTGATTGTCCTTCAATTTTAAAATCACCATATCTAAGCACATCCACATCTGTTTTTATTTCATAATTTCCTAGCCAAACTGATTTTAGGTTAACCACTCGTTTATCAGATGGATAAGGAAACCTATTAGTAAATTCGAATGCGGGAGGATTATCCGAATCAACGGACAACTCCTCCCGCATCAGCAAGCAACTCCAAGGATGTGCTGCCAAAACGGCTTTTACTGTATCATCAAAATTCCGCGCACAGATTCGCTCTAGATCATTCGCCGGGCTGGTGAAATGACCAGCAACCGATAGCGATACTGGGCGTTGCCCTAAACGATCGAGCGCCGAATTGCACAATGAAACAACCGCAGAAGCCGTCATGATGTTCTCTTACTTTACCCCAACGATAATCTGGTTATCGTCAGAATTTCCATACCACCGAACTCGCACATAAGCGAGTCCATACAAATCTGTATTTCTCAAGCCATAAGTGTCCCATGCCGTTGCAGAATACGTTGTCGAACCCGCATCACAGATGGGATATGTAACCCAACTAACCGATGTTGTAGCTGCATTAATAACTGGCTTTCCCTCAAGCCAATATTTTATACTACTAGATGCACCAGTAAACGCCGCCGTAGAAGCGCCAATGTGTCCCTTAAATACCTGTAATGTCAGTTTTGTATTGCTCATAACAGGTATTGGAACTGTTTCACTTGCTCCATTCGCCACCAGAGTTGATACGCCTCCCTGATAGGCTTGGGCAAAAAATTGGTACGATCGAAAATCTCCTTCATTATTACTATATGAAGGAGAATATTGCGCTTTAACTGGTACTAAACTAGCCATAACCAACATAAAAACAAGCAAAATTACTGCTGAATAGTAGACTAATTCATTATTTTCTTTGTTTTTAAACATTTTAAAATTCCTTTCCTCTCAATGATTATGCCGTCATCGATCCGCCCTCGTAGCATTGAAATTTAATAACACGTTTTTCATCTAGACGAGAGGCTCCATAAGCCCGTTTCATGCACAATGAATAATTATGCCAATATCCAGTTGTAACCTCTAGGCTTATATCCCACTCCAATTCCCACGCGAATCCCATCCCAATCCTAGTATACGCTACGCAATCACGAATACTACTTGAAACGGGCAATTGATTGGAGTGAACGAGTACCATGTTATTAATCATGGGAAGTTTTGCGCCATTTCTTAACACAAACTCTCCCGTATAATCGGCATTAATAAACCGGTCATCCTCTTTTGCTTCTGCAAATTGATTGCTTCCTACGACGACGAATATCTCTTCCGTATCAACATTGACTCCAACGTCTCGGAACATTTTTTCAATTTGAAGAAACCGTTCCCAAGTAAAACCTTTGCTATTGGTATCTTCAATTACCATATCGGAATCAAATGTACGAGACGCAGTTTGTTTTACACCATCTGCGTCATAATACTTTTCTGTTGCAGAACCTAACGCTGCAGTGATTATAGCTTCATCTACATCCCGGTTAAAAGCACCCAATGATACCGGTATGATTCTGGTTGTTGGACTTACCAGTGTAGAATTTAAATCTCCAGATTTTATCAATTCCGCCTTTTGAAACAGATTTGAATCAATTTGTCTTTTAGCAAATTTTGTGTTTGAATACGACGTTGTTTGTGCCCTACCGGTTGAGGCAGTAGGAGTATTACTGTCGTCATCAGAATTTTGTTCAACTGCATCCATCAACAAGTATTCCGCGCCTGGATCAATGGATTCAAGGGTCATTGTAGAAATTAATTTTGATTCCATTTCTCCGGCTTTTGTTATAAAATTACCGGAATATTGTTCTCTATACGCGGTAATTTGATCCTGACTAACAACTGGGTTTCTAATACCATCAAGAGCCATCTTATTATCTCCTATGTTATGAAGTATCTTTACCTTCATTACATTGGAGAAGTTATCCGCATATGCGGGCTTCGCCTCGACCATTCACGGCGGTCATCATACCGAAAAATAATCCATTCTCACTTCCTGGGCCAATACGGTTATCCAGGTAAAAATTTTATTTGTCGAATTATCCTTCTGGGTTCAACAATCGGATTTCATCATCTTTATTATTTTCTTTCAAGTGCAACGATTTTTTGCGTAATCTTGTTTACCTCAATTACTTCTGGTGTTTTTGCATTTCCGTTTCGATATTCTTTTGTATTTCTAATTTCATCTCGTCTTTTTTTCAATTCAATCAGTGTTTGCCCAGATGCCATCGAAGATCCCGATCCATCTGGAGATTGACTTTCTCCTAAATTTTTTCCAAAAGTAGAAAGAATCATCGTTATTTTTGGATCAATTCCAACATCATTTTTTAGTTGGTCTTGTTGATCTTTTGTCATTTTATCCAAGGCGCGATTTGCTGTTTTGATTGCGTCATCATATTTGTCACCAAATATTTTTTTGGTATATTGTTTCATATTTTCGTTTATATTTTTTTGTTCAGAAATCGTAAAAGCAATTTGATTTTTATATAATTTTTCAAATTGCTTAGGTGTTAATCCTAGTTCATGTGCTTGTTTTCTGAACCAGGTATCCATGCCTTGATGAGGTTTCCAGTTTTTCCCTCCAGGTAAAGACTCATATAAATCTTCAAAATCCGGGGCTGAATAATCTTCCGGTTTATCTGGTACACCTAGTGATCGATAAAATGTTTTTTTCTCATCATTTGATGCATTCTCCCCTGGAATTCTTATTAGTCCTTCTTGTTTTTTGTTTATCAAACTTTCCAAATTCGTATATGATTGGAAAACATCACTCGCGCTCTTACCTTTAAATTTTGACGCTGATGGATGATTTTGTAATTCTGTAGAAAGCATACCAACAAAATCATTTACTTGTGATGTTGAATTATCCGTCGATTGATTATCCATTGTTATTCTTCCTTCATCATTTTTTTAATATACACCAATAATGCGCGTTTTCCAACAGCATAATTGGTTTTATTTGCATTAGGAGAAAAAATATCTCTTCCATCCCCTGCTTCATCTGCTAAATCATCTAATACGATACGTCCATCAGATGATTCAAATAACTGTCTATAGGCTGTTTTTACTTTTTTACGATTATTCATTATTTCTGACGCTGATTTCATTATCGTTCCTTAACTAAATCCATCCGGATGACATGGTCTCGGATTTCATCTATCTTCCGTGTGCTTTCCAAATCTCGTTCATTTAGTTGTTTTATGACTTGCGTATTTTCCGCGATCACCATTACCGCCTTATACGCAATCCATACAAATGCCAAGAACTGTACAAATGCAAAACCAGCAAAACCGTATTGCATAAATGGCGTCATTGATTGAGTTGCGGCATTAATGAAATCGGGCTGCATAATTTTATCCTTTCAATAAAAAATTACATCATACCTGATTGCTTCATCCCTTGTGCGGCCCTGCTAAATCGCTGAGCCGCCCCGCCAGCCGTTTCCAATTGTTGCAATTGCGCTTGTTGCGCTGCCTGCCGTGCCTTGGCTTCTTTAATGGCTTGAAATTCTTTACTTGACGCGAGTATAGAAACGGGTACGCCGGTACGTTCGGCAACAAAATCAATATAATCTGTGAATTTAATTTTTTCCAGATAGATAGGATCGAGTTGAGCCGCTTGAATAACAATCGAAATAAGTTCTTGAGCACTTTGCACCTCGTTATACCGTTGGGCACGAGCCAACGGAGATACATATTCAATATCTAAAATATCTTTTTCTTCCTTCATAGCATAAATTAATTCTTCGGGCAAATTTGGTAATTTTTTTGCACGTTGCAATATCCCAAAAATTCTTTCAATTGCAGGATTTAATCTTTCTCTCTGAATTCTATTTGAAACTGGGCCTAAAAGACGATGAACTAACTCAACACGCTTAGCTGTCTCATATGCCGTCATTTCAGGTCGATCCGGAGACAACATCAATTCATTTACAAACCACATTTTATTTATTTGATCCCTCAATTTTTCCTCAGATAATTCAGCGATGGGAATATTTGCTCCGGTTATCCAAGGTTTTGAATTATTCAAATCCCTCATAATCAATTGAACTCCAGGACCAATCTTTCCATTTTCTCCAATTGCCTGGATGTTGTCCTCTGTAGAAGCTACTGGGGGATTGATAACCATTCCCAGGGCTTCATATTTTATTTCAGTCGTCTTCATCAACGACAGAATTGTTGGTAGAATATAAATTCCAGGACCGATACCGAATACTTCACCAGGCAATACATTCCATCTATCCACTAAATAGGGAAATTCCCTATACCCTTCATATTCATTACCAACTTTATTTAATATATCTCGGCTATCCCTATTTAGTATATATATACTAACATATTTATTTTCTTTATCTGCCATTGTCCATCCTTCGGATGGCCCAACATAATGTAAAACTTCCAATTCTTTGAATGGATTTTTTTCATAATCCTGTTTAATTGAAGATAATTCCTTGGATCCCGGCCATCGTTGAACGATCTTATAAATTGTAAACCTATCTTTTATAAATACAGTATCTATCAATCCATCCCAATTTTCAGCCGGAAAAACATTATATATTGGTACGGATCGTGTCCGTAAAATTCCGTCATTTTCCCGATCCTCGATAAACATGGCTGACGTCCCAAATGCCGGTAATGTAAGCCATCCGGTAAACATTGTTTGATAAAAATTACTCATTAAACAAGCATCATAAATTCTCCTGGTTACTTCTTGGCAATATTCCCTAACGGCCATTGATTTCATCAATGCTGAATCCCGTATACGCATCCGAAACCACTCAGATGCATCCGAAGTAAATGACATATGCATCGAAGAAGCCAAAAGCAAATTTGCTGCCTGAGCGGTGGAATCCAAACATTCGGGATGGATAGATGCGCTTGGTCCTCGAGATGTCGTCCAAATATCTTTTACATCCGGTAAAACATACATGGAAACGGTATCCCACATATTCTTCCACTGGGCTTGGTTTTCCGCCAATTTACCTTGTAGTGAAATCAAATCGTCTACTTTCATAATTATACCCCAAACATTTTTCTAGTATCATTATTTGTATCATTCATATTATCTGTCACACCTTGATTTCCGGTAAGGATCAATGATCCATATCGCTTTCTCCTCGCTAAATCTTTTTCCAACTCCGACTCACCATATCCAGCGGTAGAAGGTGGCAAAACTGTATCAACTTTTGAAGATGGCATAAACCAGTCCATATTTTTCCTCAATTTCCATGAAAAATTCCCTTTTGAATTTTTATAGTCATTGGAACTATTTGTCCATGATAAGATTTTCCTGATGAATATGCAAACCGCTCAAACATAACCATTCCATAGCGTGCTGCATCCAAATGATGCGGATCACGCGTTAAACTTTTTTTTATTTTATTATTTTCATCCCGGCAATAAAAACTCAATTCCTCGTTAAACACCTGATTTTCCGGGGTATCAAAAATTCTCAATAAACCAGCATCCATTAGACCTTGAATCAGGGATACTCCAGCCTCTACAGAATCGGATTTCTTCCCATCCTGTCCTACCATATAAGCGCATTCTCCTAACATCCGTACCCCTAAATCTGCATAAATCTTTGCTACCTGATTACCTGTGCTACGCTCACATTGAGCGCCATCCTTCGGCCAGGCATAGGGTATACAAAATCCCGCATCCTGGTCACGTTTTTTCACCATCGGTACTATATCGATTGGATCAGATTCACGCTTCCAATCCGTGTCATAAAAATAATAAATACCTGATGCTGGATCTTTTGTAATCCATACTACTGCTGTTTTTGACGCTTTTCTTCCAAAATCAAATGCTCCAAGCCTACGCCAATGTTTTGGAATTTCAAACGGTTTGCAAAAAAGTAATTCTCTTGTAAATCGGTAAACTAAACCCGTACCTATTCTTGGGCGCCCATAGACTCGGTAATCCCATTCATACTCTGGATATGAATCTCTAATTGAATCCGCTTTTTCTACAGAATAATGTGCATCATATAACGTTGCATAATGAATGAGCCGTTTACGCTTATTTGTTTGTTCAAAATAATCAAATATTGGTAATCGTCCATTTTCCGGAGTTGCAGAAAGAATAATCAAACGATCATCCAAATTTGTGGCCGTTGCTCGTAAAAACTGACTGTAATGCCTTGGCGGAGCCCCTTTTTCCTGGATAACACCCTCTAATTGCTCATCTGCCCAGCATATATCGAATTCGGTCCCTTGGATTGATTTCCAATCAACCTGTTGAGTAGTAAATAATACATAAGATTTTCCCCCTGATTTATAAGGAACGCGTATGAAATCAACGCAGTAATTATCATCCTTTGACCATTTAAATTCACACTTTTCATAGACATGTTTTGGAATCACTCCCGATCCATACTCTCCGGTTTGATATTCGTCCAATAAAATTCTCTGCGCTGATTCCCGTAATGCATTTCTGGTTAACCCCATAATCATTACACGAACTGGTCTATCAAATTTTCTTCCCGGCCACCAATCTGGATAATTTCCAGTAAGATGATAATAAATAATAGCACCCACTGCCCAAGTTTTTCCAGTCCGGTTTGCCCATGATAGCAATATTTCGTCATAAATTTTGGTATTTTTAAAAAATTCCAATTGACTCGGATTGGGAACAAAATCTTGTATTTTGTTAAAACGTTCTTTTTCCGCCACCGCTATCTTTGCGATGGAAAATATTTCCCTTGCTTGCATCTTATCAATCGAAGAAAAATCAAGTTTTTTCATTGATAATTTCCAAATCTGGCTCTATAATTATTTCGTTTAATTCTTCAAATGCCAATTTTCTCTGTTCTTTTGGCAAATCTATAATTGATTGTACAGCCTTTAGTACTTCTGGGGAATAGTAGTTATTCGTTATTTGTAGCGTTTGATTTCCTTGATGACTTTTCCCCGTCGGGTCGTATTGATACTTATAAGGACGCTGAAAACGAAGAATTTCAATTTTTTCTTTTGTTGGCGTTTTTACATCGATTCCCCTTTTTGTCAGTTGATTTAACATAATTTCTTCTGCCTCTTCAAATAATCGAAACCAATATTTTGCAAAAATTCCGGCTGCTGACTTTGGATTTTTTACTCCCCTTTTTATAATCCTATTTACAGACATGCGATCTATCCCTAACGCATTAGCAATTCCATTTTCACTATTATTTCCATTATATCTCCTGTTCAAAATTTGAACAATTAAATATTTTGATCTAAGTATTTTCGAATTATTACCCTCTTCAATTGATTTTGCAATTATTTTATCTGCCGCCTCAATTATTGATTTTGGAATTCTCATTTTTTTATTCCTATTAATACGTTGGATCAAACACATGAATATCCTCTACGGGTAAACAGGATGATTCATTCATTATCAATTTATCAATATCTCCAGGAGATATACAGACATCCCCTGTGTATAATCCCGAGTTTTTCAATATTGTAAGAACAATTTCTGAACAAAAATATCTGTAAGAAATTTGAGTAATTTTTTGTATATTAAATATAAATCCAAAAAACCCTCCCCAATCATATTTTGGTTGAATTTTTAACAATGTTTCTATATTTTCATTAATATCCCAATATTTTAGTTTAGAATTAATATATGGCATAGTAATTCTTTTTATCCTGTAATCTCCATTTAAATATTTTGTCATATCCGCCCGCTGAAATATATTTTGTTGTTCTGCCACATGATTTGGTCCATATTGGATCATAGCATGTGTATATCTATTATGCGTATGATGTCGTATTCCCCATGAAAAAACAGAAGATCTTAAATAATCCGTAAGTATTATGGAAATATTATCTGTTTTTTCAATTAAATGTTTCATCTGATTTTTAGTTTTAAATGTATTCATTTTCCTCCTCCTGTAGATGATCTTACTGTTTCAGAAAATATCGCCGGAGTATAGAGTTTTCCCAATGCCTCAGGGATAGGTACGTTCTGGGCATCTGTCAATATTCTCTCAATAATTACGCTCCCAGATACACTCCCAATCCACCATCGAGAAATACCAGCCACACCGTCTCCCGTTGCATCGATCGTAACTGGATCAGATCCAGTTACCGACTCGCTAAGTGTGGCTGATATCGTCGTCCCGTCACCAGCCTGCATCTGTGCACCGGCCGCTATTTCCCGGATAATTAGATCATGCTCAACATTCTGAATTCTCGCCGTGCGCAAAGTAAATGCAGAACATCCGATCAAACCAATCGCCATCGTGATAATTATTATTTTCCAAAGCATTCTATCACAACCTTTTCTTCTTTCAAAATTTCTTGTTTGTTCAATACTGGGACTACATAAAGGTCTCTATTTTTCGCCGTTGGAGTACCGGCATTGTATGCGGATAAAACCGTATCAATCTGATGATAAATCTTTATCCTATCACACAGATATAGGCATCCATATTTTAAACCATCAGAATTATATAATTCTTTTAATTCTCCGCGAAAACCTAATTCTCTTGCCGTTTCTCCCATAACCTGCATGAGTCCCCATGAAGTGGCTAGTTGTCTTTTTTCTATCTCAATATCATCCCCTAATTTTGGATATAGTCTTTTCAAAAATGTTTTGCTTCTATTGCGAATATATCTTTTATAAAATTCATCCTCATATGCCGATGAATGAGATAAAAATCCTGATTCCTGCCAGCAGATTGCTGCAACCAAATACGGATCCAATCCATATTCTTTGGAAATATCACGTATATTTAATTTGTGAATATTAAATCTGTCAATCACATTGTTAAATATTGCATTCGTCATTTTTTTTCTCCAGTCTGAATTTCCTGATAAATTATAGTAAAACAAATTTGTTTTAAGTTTTGTAAAAATTTTTCTCTTTCTTCTACATTTTTTAAAGTATCAATTGATTCCGAAATTTGCCGAAATACTCGATATAATCCCATTATTTTTTCACCTAGATCCTGAATACGATAAGTTAGGTACTTTATCTCGTCTGTGTTATCACGCAATTTTTGTGATAACACAGAAATGGTTTCCTCGTTACTGGCATTTTTTATTTGTAAATCAGCAATAGATATTGTTGCATCGCTTATTACTGGAGTGGATACATCTTGTCCAAAAGCAACCTCAGTCAATAAACATAATAAAATTATTGTTTTTATTTTCATTCTGCTACTCCTATATCGATTATTTCCAAATCAGTTGTTTTTACTGTGCTACTGCAATTATTTGCAATCATAATTATAATACAGCATTTTGGATCTATGGTAATTGGCAACTCGTTCAAAATTACCAATCCTGAATCGGTAATGCCCGTCACCATTTCGTCTGTCAAATCGATTGGTTCACATTCGCCGGATGTCAACATCATGCTTAATAATATAGAAATCAATAATGTCATAACTATTCCTCCACAACTAACCAGTATACATCGGTCCCTACTATTTTGCAAATTGAACTTGTCAACGGCGTATTAGTCATCGTCGGCGTAGGCGTTACTGTCGGCGTAGACGTGCTTGTTGGTGTATATGTCGGTGTATATGTTGGAGTGGCCGTAATTACGTATACAGTCACATGTGCCGTATTATCCGATGGGTAAAGATCATACGATCCCGGACCCCAGACTTCACTGTAAAAATAATAAGTGCCTCCCGGTAATCCGGTTGTTGACATGGTGGTTGTCACATCCTTAGACTGTCCTGGTTTCAGTGAAAATCCTATTACAGAAGACGATAGTACAATGTCACTCACTCCTGTACGAAATGAAAATGTATGAGAAATATTTCGATCCGAATCTGGGTAATCTGTAGTTTTTCTACTATCAATTGCATGACAATCGAGGGAATCCCCACTCACAATGTACTGCAGTGCTTCTGGGGCATAATGTACTGTCTTCGCGTCGAAATGGTAATCACTTGATTGCGTGACAGTAGGTGTAAATGTGTAATTTGGTGTGGGCGTCCACGTGCCTGTGGGTGTGCTCATAGACGTATTTGTTGGGGTAAAAGTAGGGGTGGATGTAGGGGTATTTGTTTGCGAAACAATTATATAATTGCTATAACTTCCATAATAATACTCGCTAACTACATTATCCGCAATAATTAACGCTGCCATCGGACGGAATCGAATATTATCCAAACTATCCAATAAATCTTCAGATAATAAAAAAACGCAGGCTAATGTATTGTTTTCGTAATATCCTTCACCAGGCTCTAATGTACATACATTTTCGTAAACAGATGCATATAATTGCCAAAATACCCCTACTTGTTTAAATACAGAAACGAGATAGACCACATCCGTATATGCTGTAATATCTGATTCATCTATATCAATTGTAAAATCACACATAAAAAAAACTCGATAATAATTTTTCCCATCGATATAATCATAGTCCCCGTCACTATATGTATCCGATGCCGTTCCGTATCGATAAAAAGTTCCTATGTTTTCACTGTCTAAATAATTTTCAAGCAATGGAGTGTCCCTAAATGGGGCAATAGCGTCATTTGCTATTACTGTATTGCTTGTACTAAACGTAAAACAATTTCCATTTAAACAAAAAAACATAACCCAAAATAATAAATAATATTTTTTTATCATTATAATTGCCTTTCATATCCACGCATAAGCCATGCTTCTCCGCCGTAAATGTAAGTACCCAGGCAATGCCAACCTTTGCCAGATTGCCATTCCGACTGTGTATACATTTTCGATGTATGTTTTGTTCCATT